CGATGTTCGTCCCGCTGCGCTGGTCGCCCAGCACCGCAAGGAATTCCCGGTTCGGCGGGATCACCGCGCCCGCCGCCAGCGCAGGGATGCTGCGGCCTGCAATGGTTGGCATGGGGGCGGGTGCGCCCTGGCTTTCAATCGTTAGCGTAAAGGCGGACGCGCTGCGGCTCACAATGGATCCGACATCCGCTTTCACCGTTTTGGAAACGGCGCTGCCCTTGCTCCAGAGACTGCTAAGGCTGTTCATTACGCCTTTAATCGCATTCCCGATTCCGTCAAGCAAGCCCGTTATAAACTTGACGGCTTCCAAGAAAAGGTCTTTTATTGTTCCGATTATGGATGAAACTATATTTTTTAAGCCCTGCCATACCATATCCCAATCATGCGTAAATACGCCGAGGAAAAATTGGATAATTCCGGTAAAGAACTGTTCAATCACCGTAACCGCATTTTGCAGGATGGTTTTAACGCTATCAAAAAAACCGGTTATAATTCCTTTTGCAGTTTCAATAATCCCATGAAACTTACCGTTTGTTTTCTCGTCAAGCCAATCAAAAAAGCTTAAGAACGTATCACGGATACCGTCAACAACAGCGCCTACAATTACGCGCAGCCCTTCAAATATTTTTCCTATGCCATCGATCGCCCGTTGGATATCTCCAGTAAAGACACCAACGAAGAAATCAATGAAACCTTCCATTGCCTGACGGACTCCAGCGAGAAGTTCTTCCCCGTGTCCTGTCGCAACTGCGAACGCCAGCAGAAGTGATGCAATCCCGGCAATCAAAAGCGGAATCCAAGAGCCTGTAAGAAGTGCTATCCCGATTCCTGCCGCCATAATTCCCGCAATGGAAAGCAGAAGATTTTGCAAATTCCAGCCATTTACAAACGCATCATGGAAACCGGTTGCCAGCATTGCTATTCCGCTGATTATCAGACCGATGCCAGCCGCTGCCGCGCCAAATGCGACATATAGCCCTGCGGCTATTCCGGCAGCGCTCAGAAGCATCCCAAGCAGGTTTCCCCAGGAAACGCCATTCACCCATGCATCAAACATATTTTTAACAAACTCGATTGCCGAATAAATTGCCACTGCAAGCCCTAGAATCTCCTTTAGCCCAAGCCCAAGAGCTGATCCGATTTTCCATGCCAAAAGCGCCGAACCAATCGCCTGAATGATTCCCAGCAGGTTTTTTAGCTGGTCTTCTCCAAGCAGCGCACTTTCAAAATCGAAATTTGGCTCGATTTCTCCAGCTCCGCCTACGCCGCCGCCTCCGCCGCCACTGGCGTTCTCGGTCGAAATCGTGTTAATCTCATCAAATGCGGCAAGACTTCCGGCTGCTTCCTCCGCTGCTGCTCCGACACTGCCGATTGCAGCAGCTTCCGAGTTCAAGCCCTTTGCCGCAGCCTTTGACTGGCTAAACGATTTTCCAAACAAAAAGGATATCAACTGGGCAATAACAGAAATGACCTGCGTTAAGATATTCACAAATGAAATAAGCGCTGGTATGACAACCTCCATAAGGGGCTGCGCAAGGGTCAAAAGCGCACCTTGAAGCTGCGCAAACGCCGCACGGGCTTCGTCGTTCGTAACGATAACCTTGCCCATCCATTCCCGGACAACCGATAGCCCTTTAGAAATCGTTGTGAAGATAAGCGCACTTCCAACAAGTTCACTCAGCCTTTCCCCAAACCGCTGCGCACTTTTTTCTACTCGTGCCTGTGCTTCTGCCATTTTAACGGAAGCGCTGCCCGCCGCTGTGATCTCCTTCACCAGTTCACCGGCTCTGGCCTTCTGCTTATCAAGTGCCGCGTTTGCATCCTTGAGCTTTTCATCATATCTGGAAACGCTGTTCGCGACTTTGTTATATTCGCTCTGCAATGCCCGCACGCGCTCCCGCTGCTCCGCGTATTCATCCTTCATCGTGGGAAGCTGCGCTTTATATTCGTTCCGTTGGAAAAGCGGTATGGATTTATCGGAGGAAAGCTGTTTGATCTCTGCCAGCCTGTCCTTAATTTCTTTCAGTTTGGCCTTTTCTGCATCCAGTTCATTCGCCTTAAAAGCCGATGTTTCGTCTGCTTCCTTCCGCTTTTTTTGCAAATCCGATATCGTATCTTCGGTTTGCTTGATCTTGTTTTCCAGCTTGTTCAATTCCTTTTGGGCGTCTCTTGCGTCAACTTCCGCCTTGATTACAATAGACCCGTCCGCGCTCGCCATGCTGCATCAGCTCCTTTCGTTGAGGAATTTTGTCTGAGGTGGTAAAATGGGGGTAGAGAGGAGGTGAGAATATGAAAAGCTTTGAAGAATTCCGAAAGAGCATTGACCAAGATACTCTAAATATTTGGAGTGACGAAATCCATAAAGAAGTTGAAGAAAGTCTGAAAGATATTAAAGAATCCGACCCAGATCAGTATTTCTTTGCATTTCCACAAACCTTTTCATTCAAAGTGTCAATGCGGCTATTGGAAGCCTATCATAACTGGTTAAACCAGTAAGTGTGGCAACACGCTTTTTGACATGGAATCATTCAGAAAGCGTAAAACTTCATCTTTCCGAATATCATCAACCGGTTTTCGCCGTTCTTGCACCGACAGTACAAGGGCGGCGATTTCTTTCGATTCGCCTTTTATTGTGATTTCCATAGTAACAGTTCCTTTCTTGATGAAGCCCTTCAAACGCCCCACGCCTTGAGCGTTTTTTCCTCTGCCGTGGTATAATTCTGCTTGAAGTCTACCAGTTTCCTGTTTTTCCGGTAAAACTCGCGCTCCTGCTTATCGAGCCGTTTCCCAGCGGCCTTTTTATAGCGGATTCCCACAACCTGGGCGAAGGTACAGTCCCCGCCGATCTCCTGATAGGCCGCAAGGAACGTCCACCAGTGCATATATTCCGCCGCGCGGATTTCCTGCCCGGTTACCCGGTTCATCGGCGCTACAATCAGCGGGAAATCCTGTTCCCAGTCGACCATGCGAGGCTGCTTGCGCGGGTGATCATCCAGATCGCCGCCGTTCAGAAAGCGGTACATTTCTTTGATTGCCGTCTCGTAATGCCGGGGCGGCATTTCATTTTCAAATGCAGGGTAGAAAATCAGCAGCGCGTTATACGCCTTTTCCTCGTCGGAAAGCCCCGGGTCGGAGAGGGCGGTGCAAACGTCGAGCGCCGCCCGGTAATCCGACCGGATTTCATATTCCGTGCCGTCAATTTCTACGCTTTTCGGAAGATAATAGTTCATTTCTTCTGGTATTTCGCCGCGTATTTTGCAAGGCGCGGGTTGGTTTTCTTCTGCTCGCGGGCAAAGCTGGTGTCGATCTCGTCAATGATTGCAAGCATCAGGTTGCACCAGACCGGCAGGCCGTCCGCAACCGCGTAAACGTTCATCCCGCCGAAGATTGCATCACAGACCGGCGCGTCAAACGCTTCATCAATCATGCCGCGCATTTCCTTGTCCCGTGCGCGGGCAATCTCGAAGATTTTCCGCTGGTCGGCCAGGCCGTTGATCTCCGCCTTGTACGCTTCCTGCTTCTGGTCGAGTGTATCAAAGGTGCGGAACAGCTTTTCCACAAAGGCGCTGTCGGTCGGGTTGAAGCATACCGTAGCCTTGCCGTTAATGTCATAGCTGACAAGCCCGGTGTCAAAACGAATTTCAGCCATCAGATTTCCTCACTTTCCCCATCCGCTGTGAATGTTACCGTACCATTTGCCGACACCGCAGCAGTTCCAACCGTGCGCTTGCCGCCATAGGTAATATCCAGCGGCATACCAATATTGCCGCCGCCCTCGCCGCCAAGCCCGGACGGCTTGACCATGCAGGACGCGTAGCGCTCCGCAAAGGCAGCACCTTGCGTCCCGGCATACAGATGCACAATCAGCATATCCTGGTTGGAAAGCGCCTGCGCGTTCTGCTCGCGGACGGCAAGATTCCAGATTTTCTTCTGCGCCGCGTCGTCCGCGTCCAGCTCGCAGGGGTCGAAGGTCTGGGTAATGGTCGGCTTCTTCATTGTGGAATAGGTCGAGCCGAGGATATCCTGCTTGGTTTCCTCCGACCAGTCCATTTCCTCTGAGCTGTCCTCGACGCGCTTGCCGATGGGCGACCAGACGGGCGCGGAAGAGGTACCCGTGTTCAGATAAGCGACCAAAAGTTCACGCGCTACAGTTTCACCAGGGGTTGTGTTGAATTCCAAATCTGCCATTTTATATCACCTCATAGATCAGATTCATTAAAATTTGATGGTCTTGCGTCCCATCCTCGTAAGTCCCAAAAATAGCCGCGTTGCTGTCCCGCCGCACCGAAAGCACCCTTGCACGCCCTTCCAGCTGTGGCTTGTCTGGGTTTAATTCCGCCCAGCTGCCAAGCCTGTTGAGCAGCTCGTCCGCTTCCAGCCGCGCGTTGTCGTTCGATGGCCGGACACGGTACGCAATCTTAAATTGATACTGCGCCCGGTACCCGCCTAAGATATACTGCCGGATTTTATACGCCGCCTGAATCGTAATCAGTGACATTGCGGGGCCTTCCTCCGGCAGGTATTCAAAGGATATCCGGCGCACCGGCTTCTCCGGCCAGCCGTTGAACCACGAAAGCAGCGCGCGTCCTACCTGCTGCTCTTCTTCCGCCGGGACGAGCGATAACGGCTTTTTATTTTCGTTTAAGATCACGGATCACTGTCCTTTTTGCTGTTTTTAGCCACGCGTCAAGGTTTTGCGATTTTGAAGCATCGAACCATTCCTTTTGTGCTAAAGAATGAGGAGATTTTGCATACACGAGTTCTTTGTTGGTTTCATATTTAGGGCCATGCTTAGGGCCTTTCATGACCTTACCGTTATACAGATATCGCGCATACGGGCCGGGGTAAATAACTATTGCATTCCCAGATTCTATAGCCACCGTGGTTTCTTGCTCAGCGCGAACAAACATATTGATATGGCCTTTGTTATTCTGTGTATGCGCTTTATTTGCTTGTGACAAATTTCGTGCAGGCACGAATTGTCGCGTCATTCTTTCTACGTCGTAGGCTACCGCAAATTCAGCTTTACTGGACGCACCATTTATTTTTTTGATGGTTTCTTCTAAACCATCGTAATGTACGGTAAATTTCAGCATCAGCGTCCACCGACTTCCCAGTGCCAAAGATTCTTGCTGCCGAAATCGCGTGTGTCGACGCTGGAAACATCATATACAAAATCATGCCGCGCCCTCATGCTCTGGTATTCGGATTGCTCGTCCACCTCGCCTTTCACGAAAAAGCATTCCTGCGCGGAAGTGCCTCCAGATGTGCGCAGCGTCCAGAACCCGGAAACATCATTGAGCCGTTCGTATTCCTTCCCGCCGATAAATTTCTGCTCTTCACCGGTTAAGGCGTTCACAGCTTTTATGCTCATCGGGATATGAAGCGTTGCGGAATCCGCGTCAAGGATGCCGCTTTTCATCACATTTGAGCCCTTCGAGATATCCAGGAATACCCCTCGAAGGATGGTAATGTTAAAGGTCGGCAACCCGGTTTTTTCGTCCTCCAGGACGTTGTACACCGTCACCGTGTGCGGGAACATGTTCATTGGAAATCACCTCGTTTCTACAAACTTTTATACGTTTATATCCAAATCTTGGATGACAGCTTTCAACAGTTCCGGAAACGCAGACAGTTCATCCGCTAAATCTATCAACATACGAATGGCCTTTGTATTGCAATTTCGCTGACCGTTCGGATCTTTTTCAAGAAGGATTCCTGCTATTTCCAATGCCGTATCAGAAAAGTCCGATAATTGGGATTCTGCAAAATCAATCGGATTCAATTTGTACTGGTATTGGCTTGGTAAAATCAGTTTTCCAAAACTGAACACTGGTTCTTCATCAAAATCAAAACCGCTTTTCTTCATGCTGTCACCACCGTCTGTGCGTACAGGGGTAACTTTTCACGCGGAACAGCCTGCCGAGGTAAAGCAGCAGGATTTCCCGCTTGCGGGCTTCGAGATATTCCAGCTGTGCGGAGGAAAGCCCGCCGCTGCCGTAGCTGACCGAGTGGCTTCCTACGGTCTCGCTGGAAACGCGCTGATCCGCAGAGAACGAGGCTGCGGCCATGCGCGCTTCGTCCTGCAAGACCTCCGCAATGGCGCAGGTTGCTTTTTGGAGCTGCGTTTCGCCCTTCCCGGCGAGGGCGTCGGAGGCCCCGTCCGTGGCCCCTGAGAGATACTCAGAGGCCCTTTCGGCCAGGCGGGGGAAATCGGTTTCAGAAATCAGATCCCCGAGGTAAACGCCGGTATAGAATCCATAATCCGCGTAGGCCATTATTCACCCTCCTGTTTTCTCCGTTTCCGTCCGGGCGGTTCCATAGCGGCGGGGACGGGCGCGACGTGCTCCAGCACGCCGTGAACGCCCATTTCTTCCGCGTCCGCCGGGTCAATCTCGAAAGGCTGGCCCGCACGGTGGACTTCGCCGTGATACATGACGTTGTAAACCGGTGTAAATCTCATTTACGCCACCTTCAGGACGGCCATTTCATCAATACGTTCAAAGGACGGCAGGACGATTTCGGACGCAAATGTATTGATGTTGACCGGATTCACCGTAACCTCCCGGGTAATCGCAACGCCGGTATTGACGATCGATACCTCCGCCTCGGGGGAACCCATCAGGTCGGCTTCCTCCGGGGTTGTGCCATACCAGGTGCTGCCCAGCGGGCCGGAGGGGATCAGGCATACATAGCCGTCCGGGACAAATGCGTGCGCGACCTTGTCCTCGTCGCGGAACTGCTTATCATAGATTGCGATTTGCAGGCGGGAAGTGCCGGTTACAACGGCTTTCACTTCATCGTCGGTGAGATATCCCAGCGCCATGCCGTTCGTGGTGAGGTAACGGTTTTTCACCGCCGCCGTCTTCGCCATCAGGTTAAAGGTGTTGGTATTCATGATTGCGGTGGTCAGCTCAGTGCCGGTACGGCTGCGGATGGAATCCTTTGCCGCCTTGAACGCCTGGAAGGGGTCTGCGGTTTCCGCCGCCGTCCACAGGTCTGCTCCGGTCATTGCGGTGTAATTGTTGGTTTTCCAGCTGCCGTCGCGGTCGTATTTGTACGTATAATCAACGCCGTTCGCCTTGATGGAAATACCGACATTACCATTTTCCGGGAACAGCAGCTGCATAATCATACGCTCGGGCACGACGTTCGCGCCCGCGATCAGCTCATTCGCATCGTCGAAAACGCGCTCAATGATCGTCCGTGCATACGGGTCGGAGGATTCCGCAATCCGCAGCAGCTCCTGCCGGTCGCGCTCCTTGATTTTGAAGCCCTCGCGGAAGAACGGCATCTCGGTTTCCAGCTTTTCAAAGCCGATGCGGTCGCGGTAGGTCGCCTTTGTATCAAACGCCGACGGCATCAGCGATACCGGGAGCCCCTTCGAGCCCTTGAGCCATGACAGGTCAAGCCCGGCCTTCTTGCGCGCCGGGAACAGCCCTGCCCCCAGATAGGGGATCTGGTTGGACGCAACCTCCGCCCAGTTCGCGGCAATCGCCTGCGGGGTAAAAAATTCTCTCAAATTCATGCTTTCAAGCCTCCTTATTCCGTATCGGCAGCGGTTACGCCGATATTCTCGCGGAAAATGATGTTGGGGAGCGCAGCCTTCATCGCCGCCGCGTCAGCCGTCGCGCCGGAATGCGCCTTGCACTTCTCCCAGTCCACAATCCCATCCACCACAAGCGCGGCGTTGGGGTTTTCCGCCGGGTTTACGTCATACAGCAGGATGCCGTCCGCACCGGTACCATCCGGGACGGTCGAGCCGTCCAGCTTCATCGGCATGCCCGCAAGCACAGGGTCGTCCCCCTGCACCGTGAACGGGATTGCCTGGTAGTCGTTGGTTGCAAGGATTTCCACCGTGCCGCCAACCGAAAACCCACTAAATTTCATGATGTTTGCTCCTTTACAGATAGTTTTTCAGAACGTCGCTGGACGCTTTCAGGGAAGCCGCGCGCGCCTCGCCCATTGCCTTTGCCTGCGCCACGTTCGCGGGCACGACCTCCTGCGGCGCGCCGCCAGCGCCGACCGCCGTCACAATACGCGGCGCGGGCTTGTCCGAGGCGAACGCGTCCGGCTCGGCTTCCCGCTGCGCCTTGATGAAATCGTCAACGCCATCCAACGCGCCGTCCTTGATTTCCAGCTTCTTTTCTTTGAGCCGTGCGACAAAATCGCGCTCCGCCGCCTTTGAACTGAATTTCAGCCCCTTGTCAGCAATCGCGCGGTTTACCGCGTCGGAATAGTCCCGGTCGGCCAGCTGCGCATGGAGCGCCGCCGTGTCGGTGTCGTATTTCGATTGCAGGTCGGAAAGCTGCTTCTGCACCGCAGAAACGTCGCCGTTCGACTTCCTGAGCGTTTCCAGCTCGCCGTTTGCCGTTTCCAGCTCTGTCTTTGCCGCCTTTGCAGCCGCTTCCGCCGCCTGCACCTTCTGTTTCTCCTTGCCGATCTCGTTCCTGTTCTCGTCAAGGATGCTGTCAATCTGGGCGTCTTCCAGCCCAAGCCCTTTCAGGAATTCCCTTGTCATAATCGCTCCTTTACAGCTGCGCTTTTTTGCGTGGGTCGCCTCCACTGCTGCCCCGTAGTTTTGCGGCTTCGGGTCGGCCAAAAATCGTATAAAACCGCTTTCGCGGGGTTTATCTGTTAAATCGTCCATCCGTTCAACTGTTCGTTCGTCGAATGCAAATAATGTTGATTTCCATTCACATCGACATAAATCGTCTGTCCCTTTGGGTTTTCATAGATTCCAGGCGGATCATAAGGCGGAGGACTATACATCCTTTCAAGGATTGCTGCATTTTGTTGGATCATAAAATTTAAAAATCCGTAATCATGATGTTCCATTCATTGCCTCCTCAATCCGTAGTTTTGCGACTTCGGGACGGTCAAAATTGTATAAAAACCGCCGGAGCGGGATTTATCTGTTTTATATCGAGCTGACATCCAATTCTCCGCTCATAAGGTCCGGCAGCATAGCGTCCCGCAATTCTGCAAACAAGCGGTTTTCCTCCTGGTTCAAATAGAAAATGTGCTGTTTCCACATCGGCAAAAAGAATCTGATAAGGCTCGACAGAATTTCTTTGTCCTGATTTTCCACCTTGAATTCGTTCTTGTTCTTTGTCAATGTGATGTATCGGCGGCTCTCATAATGACCGCCCAGGACTTGAAAAGTTTTGTCAAGCGCTGCATCGTCCGTCTGCTTTTCCAACTCCGCAACCTCGTACAACCCGATTGTCTTTGCCAGTGTTTCATTGCAGGTAATTTTGATAACGCTGCGCTCTCTGGAAATCCGGTTAATGTCCGACATAATGTCGATATAAGGCCTATGCTGTGTTTCCCACTCCTGGAGTGATATGTACCTTGACGGAACGATGTTGCAGTCATTCTTTGCGATTTCCTCAACGCCGACTTCCTGCGAAAACTCCGCCATGCTATCACAGTTGCCGCATACGGTGGTAATCACATCATCCGGCAGGACATTGACCGTCTTGTGATATGTCCTGTTTTCATGGCTTGCACCGCCGAACTGTCCGTTCTGGTCGCGCTGTTCCTGCTGCGCTTTTCTGCGGCAATCGTAGAACTTGACCGACTTATTACCGCTGGAAAACACAATTACACAGGCGGGGATGCTGGTTGCCTCGAACATCTTATCCGGCAGAGAAATTACACGCTCCACCATTCCGGCGCTCAGCAGATATTCCCTGGCTTCCTTTTCCGGTTCGCTGGACAGGACGCCGCACGGCAGGACGAACGCGCACCGTCCACCTGGTTTCATGCGGTCTAACGCGGTCAGCACAAAGGCGAAATTGGCGTTTGATGCAGGCGGGATCGGCTTACCATGAAACCGACTATCTGCCATCATTGGCGCGGGTGCATCCCATTTCATGTTGTAGGGCGGATTGGAAATAATTTCGTCAGCCAGAATATCAGGCGGTTCTTGAATTTCCTCAATTTCGGAAAATCGCGTTCTGGAGGTCAGCTTGTACCCTTTGGAAAATTCCAGCGTCAGGGCGTTTCTGTTCAGCACATACCCGCTCATATTCCGTACCGCCATATTAAACAGCAACAACGGAACAACACGGCTGTCCAATTCCTCACAGATAAAGGTTTTGTTTGGGGTCTGCACCCATTTCTGGATAGTTAACGCCCCACTCCCGGCGCACAGATCATATACCATATCGCCGCCCGTTTTGGTGGAGACCGCGCACAGTTTGGCAATGCTCTTCGGCGTGTAATCCTGCATTTTCTCTTTGCGGTCTGCATAGTAGTACTGGAAAATCTTTTGCAGTTCGTCCGTCTGCAAATCGCCGCGCACCATGTCAACATAGGCAGAAAGAACATCGTTTTTTGCGGAGGACATCAACGCCCTTAGCACCGCTTCTGGCAGGTCACTTTCCGAACCCATTAAGTTTTGAAATGCTTTTTTCAGTGAGGATAGCTCCATTTTCGATTCCTCCAAAAGAAAAAGCCAACCGCCGAGTATTCCTCGGTAGCTGGCTCCAATTGCCCTTGCTGCCTGCCAATTCAGGTAGCGCTGTATTTGATTGTTTTTTTCACTTCGACAATGATATATCCGTCGCCTTTGCGCCTGATTTCCACGTCGTTGCCGCGTTTTATGATATCCTCAATCGCTTTTTTCACTTTTTCGTCCATGTCGCGTCACCATTCTGCTACATTGATTTCGCCTGCGGTCTCCGACAGGCTTTCCCCACGAAAAGGCGGGGGCTCCATCATCCTATCAATGCTTCCCGCTTCCCGTCCCTGGCCGGTCAGCGCCCTTTCCTTGCCCTTGCGGCTTCCCTCTGCCCGAAGCCCTGCACCCGCGCGCGCTCCGGCTGGGTGCGCAGGCCAGCCGCGCGGCTGAACGCCTTATATTCGCGGCTGAGACGGTTCAGGCGGATTGCGTTTTCCTTGTATGCCTTGTTATCCCCGGACGCTTCCAGGCCGATCAGGCGGCGTTTCAGTGCCCGCATCCTGGTTTCGATCTGGCGCTGCTTCTGGGTGGCTTCGTAGGCGGTGTAAGTTTTGCCCTGGTACTCGAACGGGGGCGGGTCGATGTTTTTCAGCTGCCCGGCTGTGTAAGTCGGCTCGTTCACGCCGGGGACTACCGCGAAGTAGCCGTGTCGACAGTTTGCCCCGCACAGCCCTGCCACGTCGCCATAGCCGGTTTCCCGGACGAAGTCGGGGTATTTCCCCAGCGGGTCGGGCTCCCCGTGCAGGCTCCAGTAGTACCACTTGCCCTGCCACTTCTTGTGGTTGCGGAAATCGTCGCCCTTGTCGCGCGCGCCGCCGTGGGCGGTTGTCTCGACGTAGCGGGTATCCAGGATTTCCATTGCCTGGTTGGTGTACTGCGCGGAAAGCTGGGTAATCCCGGTCATGACCGCGCGGCGCGCCGCAACGTCCACACGGTTATGCCAGCCGGACGCGTAATCGACCCACTGCAACCCGCTGCCGGTCAGGTCGCGCACCGCGCCGCGTATGGCGGTGTTGTAATCCATCGCGCCGCTCGCAACCTCGAGCGCGGCCTTGTCAAGCGCTTTCTGGTAGGCTTCCGCAATGCCGTAAAATTTCACCTGGCTGCCGGTGCGGATCGCGAAGCCCATGCTTTGGGTAAAGTTGCGCAGTTCGTCCTGCGTCTGGCGGCGGATCGCGTCGGCCTGCTGCTGCAATGCCTGTTCCCATGCGGGGTTCGGCGCGGTAATCGCCGCCTTGTCAATCACGCCCTTATAGTAAGCGGCGTTGCGCTCGACCGCCTCGTCAAACATCCGGTCGATTTCCTTCTGGCTGGCACCGGACAGCTGCCGCAGCCGCTTTTCGATGTATGGGAAGGATTGCCCCTGCTGCTGCAATACTCTTATCTGGTTCAGCGCCGATTCCGTGACCGTGCCGGACAGCCTGAGCCGCCTGCACAAATCCCGCAGCACGTCGGCTTCAAACTCCTCGTACAGGGAAACCAGGTAGTTCGGCGCGTTTTCCAGATATTCTGGCGTGTTAGGATACTTCATCGCTTACAAGGCTCTCCATCTTCGGCAGCATACGTTTCGCGGTTTCCTCGTCCTCGCCGCGCCATTTCATGCGGTATTCCCAGTCGTTCATCAGCCCGGCGTGAACCTGCGACATATCGATTGACATTTCCGCGCGGCGGGTGTCCGGATCGTCCAGAACGCCGTCGCCCCAGTTGTATTTGGCTTGATACCCGCCTGCCGGGGCCAGCTGCGCCAGATCGCACCATGCATCCATTGCATAAAGAAGGTCGTCCAAAACGCCCTGGAACGCCGATTGGATTCCCTTTTCCGTCGCGAACTGCCGCTGCTTTGCCGCGATGATTTCGGTCGCGGTCTTTTCGACCGTCTGCGGGTCGGAGATCGTCCCGTAAGCCAGCCCGGTATTGTACTCGATGCGCTGCAAGATATGCTGGAAGCCCCGATAAAGCGGTTCGTCGCGGAATTCCGGGGAGAATTCGGCGTACAGGTTATTCCCCATCCCGGTATTAAAAAAATCAGCCTGCATAAAGAGCCGGTCGTTGAACTGGGTGTGCTCCAGCTTGCGGGAGTCGCAAAAAATCTTGCGGTCGCCGCTGCGGTACTCCCAAAGCAGCCGTTCCCACTGCCGGTCGGCCTGCTCCAGCAAATCAACCGTAGCGCCGCCATAGACCGAAATACCGAGGTCGGAATCGGTCTCGATGTTGTTTGGCACCGGCGGCTTGAAAAACGTGAACAGCGGCTTTTCCAAGCCCAATATGTTGGTTTGCTCAGGCAGGCCAGCCCATTTGGGGACGGTTTGCAGCGGGACTTCCTCGCCGATGCCGCCGTCCTCGCTGCTGCGGTACACCTTGTTTTGCACCACATAGTAGTCCGGTTCCTGGAAGGAATGGTATTCCAGCAGGATATAATATGCTTTCCCGACCCGCTCCGGGCGGCTTTTGAACACGCCTGCAACCGCCCGCCCGGTGCTGTCAAATGCCGTCGGGGTGAACGCCGTCGCCGTCGTCACGTCCACAAGCAGCTCCCCGCGTTCCAGATATGGCTTGAGCGCGACCCCGCCCAGGCAAAGGCCGAGCTCGAGGTCACGCTGGAAATTTGCAGCCGCCTTTTGCATCTGCCTGTCCAGGTATCCCGCGCGCGCGCCGCCGGATACCGTCATGCTGAACTCGGTGAACGCGAAGCGCGCCAGCTCCCGCCCGATCGCAGCCGGAAGCCCCAGCGGGCGCACCTCGCAGCTTTCCCACGGCGGGTGGTTGACGTACAGCGCATACCAAAGATTGATATTCTGCTCCATATGCCGGGATACAGCAGGATAAGCGCTGAATTCCTTTTCGATGAAACCGGCCGAAAGCGTTTTGGGCTTCTTCCAGCCAAACAGGTTCTTCAACCATTCGAGCATTGTTATGATTCCTTTCGCAGCACGCTCATACAGAAATAGCGCGTGTCGTCCATCGCGTGATCCTTTTCCTTAATCACCGCATCTTCCGGCGCTTCCATGTCCCAACTGTACGCATTTATTTCTGCAATAAAGTCCTTGCAGCTTCTATGTACTTTGAACTTTCCCGCATTCAAAAGCTCAGTTGTAACCCGGATACCTTCTATGACGCTGTTATCCGCATCCCAGCAAGCGAATTTACCATATTTGCGAATCGTTTCCTTGAACGCCGCGGCGGAAGGGTCAATCACGATCCGATCTACAACAACATCCCCGGCAAGATTCTCGATTTCCCGATAATAAATTTCATTGTCTACGCGATTATGTGTCTTTCGGCTGTCATAATAATATTCCCGGCAACGATACCCAACGCCTTTGTATACGCACCAAAGGCCAGCCGAAAAGGCATTTACCGTACCATAGTCAATTGAGATGTACCATCGTCCACGCTGTTTTGCCTGCCAAGGCAGTTCATCGAATATACATCCCTCATTGAATCCAGGATACACAAGCCCTTCTGCAATGCACCGCTCTCCCAGAATATCCCGCTTATACCAAACACTGCTCTTATCGTAAGTTTTCAGAATCTTCCGAAGCTGGCCGTCGGAAATACTCATATTGTCGGATATGTCGAAGTGCCCATAGTTATATCCATAACCCGGGTCGGCCAGCTGCTGCTGCTCGTGGAATCCGATTACATCCTCATAGTACCAATGGCTTGGCGCTTTCGGGTTCAGGTCATGAAATACCTTTCGGTCGGGACTTGAGATCGTCCGGTCGAATACCTCTTTGATAAAATTCGGATGGCATTCGTTCGCTTCTGTTATATATGCCGTTCCATAAGTATTGCCTTTGATCAGGCGTTCGTCGCGGTCTTTCCCTCCGCCGGATACGAGCACGATCTTTTCCCCGGCCGGCGTGTTGATGTACAGGCAATCACGGTTTTTATACTGGCCCTCGCGGCATCGTCCTTCAAAGAAATTCGTCATACCGTAGCCGTCACAATCGAGGATATTCAGCCGGGCCGTTGTTGTCGATACTCCTGCAATCAAATGTAATTTGCTCGGATGCTTTTCTAAGATAGAACAGTATGCCATTGTTATAAGGACGTTTTTCCCTCCGCGTTTCCCGCCCTCCGCGACGTTAAGCCAATTATCAAAGCAGCGCCAAAAGAAAGTGTTCTGGTTCTCTGAAAACGGGGCTGGATAGTTCATTCCTCAAAATCCTTTATATCCCGGTCGGGTTTCGGATTCGCAATAATATCTGCAAGCGCTTTAATCCCTTCGATAACGGTGTCTTGTTTTTTATTGTCTTTCGGCTCCCATGTGCCAAAATGCTTCCCCAGCAGCTCAATCGCTTTCAGCTTGTTCCCGTACTTCAAATCACTTTCCGGCAGATCGGAGGCTTCTTTTTCAGTGATCTCGTACAGCTTTCCGATGACGTAGTCCTGATTGAGCCCAATGCGTTTTTCGCGCTTTTTCATTGCTTCCTGAATGGCATCGGAAACGCTAGTTTTTCCTAACAACTGCGGGCCGATCTTATCGGCATTCCTTTTGCTGTATCCTGCCCTTATAGCGGCCTGCGTGGCATTCAAATCCACAAGGTACTCCTGCACGAATATTTTCTGTTTTGCGGTTAATGCCACGTTCTCCGCCTCCTTTGCAAAATATTTTCAATACGCGTTACCTCGCCGCACATCCGCCCCGGCGGCTGCCGGGGCGGCTACGGCCAAGATCAAAGAAAAAGAGAGTAGATACCAGTTTCCCGGCTCTGCCAGGCGCCGCCTTAGGTTGCGCCTGGGTATGAAAATAGGAGGTGTCACTTCACGCACATGTTTTCATGCGGTGCTTGGCAGAAACGGGAATACAATTCGTAATATCTAATCTAATTATAACAAACCGTATCCGATTTTGCAAGCCAAATCCGCGATTCTTTTACAAGAATTTTACCGGTTTCCCGTCTGCTGGCGGCCAGGGGGCGCAGGGAGCGGCATCCAAGCCGTTACCGGCCCGCGCGCCCAGGCTTCCCACGGCGTATTGTGCGACCTGTTCCACGCAGATACGCCCCCAACGGTTACGATGTACGCTTCGCCTGTGATCTCGCCGTCGGTCACGATTACCCGCTGCCCCGCCGGAGGCAGCCCGTCTCTTATGCTTGTCCAATGCATCATGATCCCCCCTTCGTCTGGTCTGGGAGCTGCGCCCACCCGGTGCCGGCATCATCTCCCGGCCCCGCCGCCGCCTGAGCGGCCTCCCATTCGTATAGATAGCGGATTTGCGTCCCCGTCACGCGTTCCGCCTTCAGGCGCAGCTTTTCGTTGGCGTAGTCCTCGTCGTTTTCCTCGGCCATGCGCTGGTACTCGCGCGTGTTTTCGTCCAGCGCC